CTGTCCTGTTCCGCACGACGACGAACCGGAACAACCCCGAGGGCTACTCCCTGCTGCGTAACGCTTACCGTCCGTGGTTCTACAAGCGCAGGATTGAGGAGATCGAGGCGGTCGGTATCGAGCGTGATCTCGCTGGCCTGCCGATGGCGTATGTGCCGCCTGAGTATCTGATGACGACCGCGAACCCCGCGCAGAAGGCGGTCCTTCAGGCGATCACGGACATCGTGCAGAACGTGAAGCGGAACGAGCAGGAAGGCATAGTCTTTCCCGCAGCATATGACGATAACGGTAACCGTATCTTTGATCTGACGTTGCTGTCGGCGTCGGGGTCGCGTCAGTTCGATACGGGCGCGGTGATTCAGCGTTACGACCAGCGGATCGCGATGTCGCTGCTGTCTGACTTCCTGCTGCTCGGCTCAGACCGGGTCGGGTCGTTCGCGTTGGGGACGGCGAAGGTCGATCTGTGGACGTTGGCTGTCGATAGCATCGCGAAGACGATCGCTGAGGTGGTGAATCAGTTCGCTATCCCGCGCCTCCTGAAACTGAACGCGATGCGCATGGATCGGATGCCTGAACTCACGTACGGTCAGGTGTCGAGCGTCGAGTTGGGTGAGGTCGCTGATTACGTCAGCAAGTTGATGGGTGTCGGGGCGATCATGCCCGACCCGTCGCTGGAAGGACACTTGCGTTCGCTTGGCGACCTTCCCGACTCCGAACCTCTAATCTGATCTCATGCTGGTGTTCAAGGCGTACCGGAAGTCGCCTGCGCTCACCCAAGAGACGACCCCGAGCCAGCGACGCATCACGCGTATCCTGAGCGACGCGCAGCAGGCAGCCGCTCGCGAGTTTGACCAGAACCTTTCGACTGTCGCTGAGATGCTGTCGCGGGGCCAGGTCGATCGCGTTGTGGCGATGTTGCCGACTGAGCCGTGGCTTATGGCGCAGGAAGCGCTAGCGGCTGAACTGTTGGGGGAACTCCTCGACGCTGGCTCCCGCGTAACCCTTCCCGCTATCGAGAAGGCCACCCTCGCGTACTCGTTCGACCGGGAACGTCCCGAGTCTTCGCAGTGGGCGCGGCACGCCGCTGGCATGATGATTAGCCAGATCACGGGCGAGCAGCGTGATGTCGTGCGGGATGTCGTGTCTGCCGCTGCCCTGGGTGTTGGGGATTGGGGCGATGTCGCACAAAGCGTACGGGGTTCGATCGGCCTGACGACGCAGCAGGCAGGGTGGGTATCGAATCATTACGACCGGGCCTACCTGACCGCGATACGCAGCGGCATGGGCACGGCGCAAGCACGCACACGGGCGAGGGAATCAGCGAGCCGCTACCAGACGAGCGTGCACAGGTATCGGGCTAACACGATCGCGCGTACTGAGACGATGCGTGCCGCGAGTGAAGGCAGGATGCAGGCTTGGAATCAGGGGCTCACTCAGGGGTTCATTAGTCCTTTGTGGGAGAAGGAGTGGGTAGCGGAGGCTAGTGCCTGCGATATCTGCGTCGGCATGAACGGCAAGAGGGTGCCGGTGAAGGGTTCGTTCTCTGTCGGTGAGCCGCCTGCCCATCCTAACTGTCGCTGCGATGTGATCCTGGTGCCGCCGAAGGTTCAGCCTGCGGGTGGCGGTACCGATTGGGCGGGGACCGCGTTCACCGCGCTAACGACTGTTGATGACATCGCCACGCTAGGGCAGATCGGGCGATACACCGTCGCACAAATTCAGGAATGGCGGCAGGCCTTCGAGATCGCGACGGAGCAGGGCGACAGTCGCTCGTTCGGGGAATGGTTCGAAGACGTTATCGAACCGGACGTTACGGTGTATGCGGACGAAGGAACGGGCGAGGAACCGGATGACATCAGGTGGTTTGACTTCGAGGACATCACCGATCAGGACGAACTAGGTGAACTCACAAGCGTAATCGAATACGACTTCGGCCAGGCATACCAGGAAGCGCTCGACGAATTGGCCAACAAGATGACGACCTTATTCGATGACGCCGACTGGGAAGAGAAGTATCCGCAATTGCGGGATCTGCTCGTTTCTGACCCAAAGTTCGCAGTGCTGTTCCAAGACTTCCTCGATGGCACCCTGGAACTTGAGTACATGCCACAGGTCAATGTCCTCGTCAGCACTACCGTAAGAGATTCACATTGGGGCACAGGACCGTACTCACACATCAGCATCTACGGAAGCATGTTCGGCAGGAACATCTTCCATGCTAGGCGCAGCATGGACATCGTGCAGGGCGTCGTCTACCACGAACTCTTCTCGGTCAAGGGACCGTTCCAGGGCCTCGGCGTCGGCCAGTCGCTTCACGATTCCATGCTGGAACTTTACAGGCGTAACGGTATGAAGCGTATCGAGTTGGAAGCGAACATCGACGTCGGCGGCTACACGTGGGCAAGGTTCGGCTTCGACTGGACGGAACGTTACTCCGAGATATCGAGTTTCTACGTATCCGATGACGATGAAGACCTCGAAGACATCGGCTACGGAGAGATGAGGCTTGACGACTTGCGTTACACGATCGGGGAGTTGCTTTCGCAAGTCAGGGGAAAGTTGACTTCCTACCGCATCCTTGCGCAGCAAGGTTATATCCAGCATTGGGAACAGCAGATAGATGAGATGGCTGGTCGCCTCGACGGGGATGAGAGTAACTGGCCCACACCCGCAGAGATAGCGGCACTCGGTTACATACCGGGAAGCAAGAGCAGACTGTGGCCCGGCAAGGCGGTCATGCTGAATAGCACTTGGAACGGGGTGTATTTCCTGTGAGTCAAGCGAAAGCGAAGATGGCCGCTCTTGCCGAATGGCATGATGAATGGCAACGCAGACAGGTCGCCACGGTAACGGTTGATCCGACGTATTCCAGCAATGACCCATCGCAGTACGCAGAGACCATTGTGGACATGTCCGCATCGCAGCAGGCCGAAGACGAATACTGGGATAAGGCGCTGGCGATTCTTGGCATCGAACCGTTTCGGCCCAGGTAGAATCATCTAACATGGACCTTCTCGACCGCATTAACGCGCTCACGGACGACCAACTCCAGATGGTCGCCGAGCGTAACGACGCGTCCGGTGTTCTCGCCGCCTACCGCCTCGCCGAACTACGCGGACTCCCCTACCCCGACCGCGAGGCCGCGATCCTCGGCGACGGTTACGTTATCGTCGCGCAGAACGGTGAAGTGAAGAAGGTCCCTGTCGATTCGGTCGAGAAGATCATTCGTCAAGAGGGTGGCGAATACTGCGTGTATTCGGAGGACAGTTCGCGTTCGTTCGGCTGCTACCCCAGCATGGAGGATGCCGAGGCACGGCTCCGGCAGATTCATGTGTTCCGGGCTGCGATCCGCGAGGGCTCGTTCGTGTCGTGGGATTCGTCGGGCGGTCGGGCGCGCGGGCAGGTCGAGCATGTCATGTATGAGGGTGTGTTGGGCGTTCCTGACTCTGAGTTCCGCATCAACGCCGAGCCCGACGACCCTGCTGTGCTTATCCGTATCTGGCGTGAATACGCTGACGGGTGGAGAGGAACCGAGACCCTTGTCGGTCACAAGATGTCTACGCTCACTTCGATTCAACCGCTCGCTAAGGAAACGAAGCGCGAAGACGATGAGGACTTTCCTGCCGAGGCGTTCGCCTATGTACCCGACCCTGATCGACCGTCTACTTGGAAGTTGCGACTATGGGACTCGCTGGAAGAGAAGGTAACCGCTGCTCAGGTGGGTCGTGCGCTTGCTGCGCTGGGACCGGGTGGCTTCAGGGGGAATCGTGTGGAGATTCCGGCTGCGGACCTTCCTGCTGTACGCCGGAAAGTTCTGGCAGCATGGCGCAGCGTCCATGAGTCTGATGCTGAGGTGCCGGAGGTACTGAAGCAGGAATCGTTTGTGCCGCCGAAGGGTGTGCAGGAAGCGGCTCAGCGCGCTCTTGAATGGATCGCGGAAGGTCACGCGGGGTCTGGGTTCACGGATGTTGGGCGTGCGCGTGCGGCTCAACTGGCGCGTGGTGATGCGGTGTCGGAGACGACGATCCGCAGGATGCGTTCGTTCCTGGCGCGGCATGGTGTGAACCGTGAGAAGCCAGGTTGGAACGCTGGGGATGAGGACTTCCCGAGTGGCGGTCGGGTCGCGTGGGATGCGTGGGGTGGCGACGCTGCCGTAAGTTGGACCGAATCCATTGTTGGACGACTCGACAACGACGAGAAGCAGTACGACCCCGACGATGTTCTCAATCCGCGCCAGCGCATGATGTACGAGAAGTTCGAGTGGATCGCGGAGACCCTTGGCCCGTGGGATGGTGGTGTCGGTGGGGATGGCGCGCACTACATCCCGGCGAGCGATAACGTGTTCGCTGACAAGGGCATGAAGTGCGCTAACTGTGTCTTCTTCGAGGGCGGTGGCGGCTGCGAGATTCTTGATATGGCTGTCGAGCCGGAGGCTGTCTGCAAACTGTGGATCATTCCAGAAGATCAGGTAAAGGCGAGCCTGAAGTCGCTCAGCAAGGACTCGTCGTTTCTGCGAAAGCAGGCCGCACGCCGCTTCACGCTCGGTCCGTTGTATGTGCCTGACTTCATGGACGCTCACGGTGAATGGACCGATAGCGAGGAGTTGCAGCAGGCGGTGTGGGAGTGGGTGCGCGGAGGCGACAGGACGATCTACCTTCAGCACGACCGCGACGTCAAGGCTGGCGAGTGGGTCGAGGTCATGACGATGCCCCAGCCGTGGACTGTGGACATGCTCGACGGTGCGGGTAACGCTATCGGGAAGATTACTTATCCTGCGGGGACCGTGTTCCTCGGCGTCATTTGGGACGAGAAGCCTTGGCAGGATATCGTTGCTGGTCGGCTGCGTGGCTACTCGATCGGTGGCTTCTCTGACCGTGTCCTTGCTGATCTGCCTGAAGAGGCTGCGCGAGATGGGGTGGAGATGGATGATGGCTAAGACAATACGCCCCGGAACCTACGTCAAAGTGCAGACAGACGCAGGGCGCATCCGGCATGCCCGGGTCACGGCTGTCGCGGA